ATTTCAGAAGTGAAATTTGGGCTTTTGAATCCAGAAGCCCTGAAAAAAGCATCTGTATGTCATGTAATTGTTCCTGAAACATATGAAGGTTCAGAACCAAAAGAAAATGGATTATTTGATACGCGAATGGGTGTTATTGAAAGAGGAAGAATTTGCCCAACTGATGAATATGACCATACTATTACTCCAGGATATTTTGGACACATTGAATTACCATTGCCTGTTTATTGGGTTCAACATATGGACACTATTTCAAAATTATTGAGATGTATTTGCATTCGATGTGCAAATGTTTTATTCGATAAATCAAATCCAGCAATTATGAAAGAATTGAAAAAGAGAAATGGAGCTGCTGCATTTAAATGGGTAAATGATTTATGTTCAAAGGCATCAAATAAAAAATGTGCATTTAATGGAGGTTGTAATGCAATTCAGCCCCATATTTATCGCAAAGTTATTGCAGAGAAAATGAAGACAAATGACGTAATTAGTACTGTTCATATTGAAGCTGAATATAATACAGATGCATTTAAAGATGCATCTGAAAAGAAAATGAAATTTGTGCTTCCAGTAGAGCACATCCTGAATATTTTTAAGAGAATTACGAATGAAAATGCGATTTTGCTTGGTTTTGACCCAGTGGATGCTAGACCAGAATGGATGATTTGCACAGTTGTTCCTGTATCTCCTCCTGCAGTTCGTCCAAGTGTTCGCCAGGATAATAATCAGAGAGCAGAAGATGACTTGACATCTAAATTTGCCGATATTATCAAATCAACAATTACCCTCAAGCGCGAAATTGAGAAATCCTTAAAGAAAAATACAGATGCTGAACGTGAGGCTTCAAATAGGCTGATTGAGGGTGCCCGTTCTTCAGTGCAATACCATATTGCTACTTTGGTGGATAATGAGTCTAAAAATATTCCAGTTTCTACGAGAAGAAGTGGTCAGCCATTGAAAATGATTCGCCAGAGAATTCGCAGTAAAGATGGACGCATTCGTTCAAATATTATGGGAAAACGCGTGGATTTTTCTGGAAGAACTGTTGTTGATGTGGATCCCAATATTAGCATTGATGAATATGGTGTTCCAGAAAAGATTGCTATGAATTTGACAATTCCAGAGACTGTGACGCGCTATAACAAAACGAGATTATATAAATATGTGCGCAATGGACCCTATGTTCATCCAGGGGCGCGACAGATTATCAAAATGAATTATGATGAAAATGGAATAGCTCATCAGGAAAATATTTTTCTACAACATATCGACCGTGAGTCGATTGTTCTAGAAGAGGGTGATGTTGTTGATAGACACTTGATTGATGGAGATATTGGATTATTTAATAGACAGCCAACTTTGCATAGAATGAATATGATGGCACATAAGGTAAAAGTTATGCCTGGAAAGACATTCCGTTTGAATGTTTATGCTACACCTGCTTATAATGCAGATTTTGATGGTGATGAAATGAATACTCATATTCCTCAGAATATTGAGACATCCAATGAATTGTTTGAATTGGCTGCAGTTCCTACGCAAATCATAAAGCCGGCAACAAGCACGCCTATTATTGAAGTGAAAGAGGATACATTAACAGCTGCATATTTGATTACATTGCCCCATATTCGGATATCAAAACGTGAATTCAGTAACTTGGTAATGACAAATAATCATTTCACTGGGATATTTCCAAAACCACAAGCAGATGGATATTGGCGTGGTCAAGATTTATTTTCATTATTTTTACCAGATATCAGTTTTAAGAAGAATAATAATAATTATGACCTTAACCCAATACAGGATAATACTGTTATTGTTGAAAATGGAGTATTCAAACAGGGTATTTTGGATAAGGCAATTATTGGTCACACTCTTATTCAGATGATTTATGATTCATTTGGCGCAAATGCTGTGAAAGATTTTCTGGATAATAACCAGCGCATGTTGAACAGATGGATGGTGGGACATGGATTTACAATTGGTATAAGTGATTGCATCCCAACGCAAGAGGATATTGGAAAAATCAAGGAGTTGTCGAATACGAAAATCAAGGACGTAAATTCACTAATCAAGGAGGCAAATATCGGTATATTTAAGCCAAATTTTGACAATAAATTTATTAAATTGAATTTGGAGACGGATATTAAGGAAAATTTGGAAGGTGTGAAATATGATTTTCAGAGATATATTCGAAAGAACTTGAACAATTCAAATTCAATTTATGTGACAATGACCGCGGGTTCAAAAGGAACTATTGGTAATATTTTTCAAATTAGAGGGTCAGTTGGACAACAATTGGTTGCCGGAGAAAGACTTAATTTTGGATATGATAGACGGACTCTGCCATTATTTTCGAAAGATGACTATGGTGCAAGAAGCCGTGGATATATTGCGAATTGTTTTTTCAATGGGTTGGACCCAATTGATTTTTTCTTCCATCAAATGGGTGGTAGAGAAGGCAGCATTGATACTGCAATTAAGTCAGTAAGTGCGGATACTGAAATTGTTATTATGGAAAATGATAAACCACAATATGTGAAAATTGGTGAATGGATTGATATGGAAATGTTGAACAATTGGCGGAAAATTGAGAGAAAGCCACAATTGGAGCAAGAATTGCTTAATTTGAAGAGAAAGACATTTATTTCAACTACGGATGAAACTGGGAATGTATCTTGGGGTGAAGTAACCGCGATTACAAGGCATGACCCAGGACAGGGTATGTTTCGGATTGTTACTATGAGTGGCAGAGAAGTTAAGGTGGTAGAGAGCAAGTCATTGATTATTTGGGATTCCGAAATCAACCAGTTGAAAGAGGTGAATACTTCTAATGTCCGGAAGGGGGACCTAATGCCAGTTACTGTTGAATTACCATTATTTGGTGAAAATGGAGAATATGATGAAGATGATGAGGAGAGTGGTAAATTTGTTGCAAATCATTTGGGAACTTTGAACCAAATTCCGAATTATATTCTGAATGAATCCAAGAGTTTTCTGAGCGGATTTTTGACTGGATATTTTGAGAAATATGGAAAAATTATTGAAAATAAGATTGTATTAAAGCGTATTAATGGGCTTGAAATGTTGCTAAGTTATTTTGGAATTTTTGCGGAAATTTCAAGATGGAATTTGGTAATTTCAGGAATTTTTGCCAAGAAATTTAGTGAATCTTTTGGAATTAATTGCATTGAATCTGATAAATCGAGCAAATGGGTACAAAAGAATAATATTATTCTGGACCCTATTGTAAAGATTGAGAGACTTAATGTTGCGGATTACCCCAAAGTGTATGATATTACTGTGCCATCAACGTTGAATTTTGGATTAGCAAATGGTCTTCAAGTACGTGATACAGCGGAATCAGGATATATTCAGCGACGATTGGTGAAAGCTCTTGAAGATTTGTCAGTAAAATATGGTGGAACAGTGCGCAATGGTATAAATAATATTGTGCAATTTGCATATGGTGATGATGGTATTGACCCATGCAAACTTAATAAACAGGATTTGAAATTGGTGGAATACAATAATCAAGAAATGGAGAAGAAATATTTGATTACTGAGAATGATATGGGAACTTTGAAATCAATAATGACAGCAGCTGCATACAAAGATTTGGTTGCTTATCATCAGAGCAAGCCCCGCGATGAATTTGAGAATCTTATGGCTATAAGGGAGAAATCAAGGACTCTTTATTTCAAGAATATGAATGTGATGAGCACTACTGTTTTCAGCCCTATTTCTTTTCCAAGGACTATCAAAAATGCTCATGATATGTTCAAGCTTCAACTTTGCAATAAGACTGATTTAACCCCACAATATATGATGAAATGTTTGGATGAATTAGATGCTGAATTACGAAAATATTTGCCAGAATTTTCCCTTTATATGTTTCATGCTTTGATATACAGTCATTTGAGTATTAAAGTCTGTATTATGGAATACAAATTTAACAAAGCTGTATTTAAGTTTATTATTGATACTATCCGTGAGAAATATTTGAGTTCTTTGGTTCAACCAGGTGAAATGGTCGGCATTATTGGTGCTCAATCTATGGGTGAGCCACTCACTCAGATGTCAGTTCCGTCAGATACAAAAATTATTATTCAGTATCAAGGGCGCATGAAGAAGATGTGCATTGGTGAATTCGTGGATAATCAGATAAAAAATAATAATGGGAAAATATCTCGTGACCAAACTGGAAAACATGTAATTATGGAAATTGATGATAAAGTAAAAATATTATCGGTTTCAGCAGATGAAAAGACGGGATGGAATACTATTAGTAAGGTCAGTCGTCATCCAGTAAATGGTCAATTGATGAAAGTATGGACTCGAAGTGGGAGAATAACACGGGCGACCCTATCACACTCATTTTTGAAGAGAACAGAACGTGGGATTATTCCAATAGAGGGAAGTAATTTGAAGCTAGGAGACCGTATTCCTGTATCAAATGTTATTCCATTGGTTGATGAAAAGATGTTAATGGAAGTTAAAATTGGTGATATGAAAGTGCCACTGGATTTTGATTTTGGATATTTATGGGGTTCTTATCTTTCAAAAGTTGATGTTGAACTTGATAACAAAGTTCAAGAATACTTCAGCAAATGGCACAATATTCCGGAAATATTCTTCCAGTGCAATCTGGAATTTATTAAGGGTGTTCTTAGTTCATTTGTAGATAATGATGGAATTATAGATGGAAATAAGAGGACTCTAAGATTTTGCTCTAAGAACCGCGAATATTTATGTGAGATAGGACTATTGATGAATTACGTTGGTATTTTTGGAATTTTGGGGGAAAATGATGCACGAATCAAGACACTATCAATTAGTCGGAAATATGCCCATATTATACAGAATAAGCTCAAGTTGAAATCAATGGCTAAAAAGACTGGAATTGAAGAGATTATGAGATATAATCAACGTGAGGAAATACATGATTTAGCAGAATATGTTGATAAAGTTCCTGAAGTTGGTAATTTAGTCGCGGATGTTGGTAAATTGATGAGATTGCCGGACCATAGCCGTATTTATGGTCGCTGGAGGACGAAAGAGAGCATTGGTCGGAGGACCCTAGGCAAATATTTGGAGAATTTCCGGGCAGAAAAAAACCGTATTACTGATGAAATTGAAGAGAAGTTAGTATTGTTAGAACAGGCGTATTATGCTGATGTAATATGGGATGAAATTACGAAAATTGAGAAGTATGATGGAGAAGATGATGAGTATGTATATGATTTTACTATTCCTGGGACAGAAAGTTTTATGGTGGATAACGGAATTTTTGTGCATAATACTTTGAATAGTGTTGAGTGGAACACAGAGATTGTAATTGATGAAGATGGACAATTGGTTAAAAAGAAGATTGGTGAATGGATTGATGAGAGAATATCAACAGCAAAGGAAGAGAATTTGGAACATCATGAGAAAGATACGGTGTTGGAGTATGTTAGAGACAAGAAGGTGCGCATTCAGGCTTGCACTATAGATGGAAAAATAATTTGGGATGATGTGGAAGCGGTGACTAGGCATCCAGTACATAACAAGGATGGAACAAAAACATTACTGAAGGTAACTACACAGGGAGGACGTGTTGTAGTGGCAACAAAAGCAAAGAGTTTTCTGAAGAGGGTGAAGAATGAGATTGTTGGTGTAGATGGAGATAGTATCCGTGTTGGCGATTATTTACCCGTATTTCTTGGCAGTATGGAAGATAAAAGTGATTATAAAGACATACCAGATATTGAATTATCGATGGGTAAAGTTCTTTTGAACAGGAGTGATATTATGGAAATTTTTGAGAAAATCGAATGTCATGAAGACATTAATATTTTGGCGAAAGTTATGAATGAAGACGTAGTATATGACCAAATTGTGTCAATAGATGAAGTAGTGTCTGAGCATCCTTGGGTTTATGATTTGACAGTAAAACAGACGCGCAATTTCAATATTGCGAATGGGCTTTGCATGAGGGATACATTCCATAATGCAGGTACTGGTTCTGTTGTTACCAGCACAGGTGTTCCAAGAATCAAAGAGATTATTAATGTTAGCAAAACAATTAAAACACCAATTATGGAGGTCTATTTGAAGCCACAATTTACGGAGACGATTGATAAGGCAAAATCAATATCAAATCAAATTGAATTCACGAAATTGCACGACATTGTAGAGAAAACGATGATTATTTATGAACATTCAGATATTGTTATGGAGAAAACTGAAGATATGGAATTTATCCAGATTTACCAGGAGTTTGCTGAAATGATTGGTGTTTCTCAGTGTCCTGATGATGAATTGAGCCACTGGGTTTTGAGAATCATTTTTGATAAAGAAAAGATGATGAACAAGAATATTTATTTATCGGATATTCAGGAGGTTATTGCAAGAAATAGTATGGAAGATGATATCCAATGCGCATTTTCAGATGATAATGCTAAAGAATTAATGATGCGTATTAGAGTGCGTGAGGATAGTTATGATGGAGATTATTTATCATTCTTACAAGAATTGGAGAAAATATTGATGGGAATTACAATTCAAGGATTGCCAAATATTGAGAAAGTTTATCCTCAAATGATGAAAAAGCTTACATATAGTGAAGATGGAAGTTATAATCAAACAACGGAATGGTATTTAATGACTATTGGGGTTAATTTGGTGGATGTTTTAATGAATGAGAATGTGGATTCAACTAGAACTTTGAGCAATGATATTAATGAGATTACGGAGATTTTCGGTATAGAGGCAACTAGGATGATTATTTTGAGAGAGTTGTTGAAGATGCCAGATTATCCAGTGAATTACCGACACATTAGTTTGTTGGGTGATATTATGACACATAGAGGAGTAATTATGAAGATTGAGAGACATGGTATCAATCGGTCAGGTGAAAGAGGACCTATTGCTAAGGCGACATTTGAGGAGAGTTTGGAGATTTTGGTGAAGGCATCTACATTTGGTGAGAAAGACAAGATGGGAGGTGTAAGTGCGAATATTATGTTTGGACAGTTGCCCAAAGTGGGGACAAATTCATTTGAGTTATTATTCGATGAGGGTAAATTTATTAATGAGTTGAAGGCAATTCAGGAGAAGGAACAAAAACAGAATAAACAGGCGCCGCCAATGAGTGTGATAATGGAGGATGTTGAGCATGAATTGCAGGAATATGGTGGAGATATGGGAGATATGATAGATGATGCATTTGAATTCACGGTGGATCCTACAAAGAATCCGGAGAAGAAGATAACACCACATGTTTTCTTGTAGAAATTTATGTTTGAATGAAAAAGAATATGATGTATTTATAGAAAAACTTTCAAAGAAAATGTATAAAATTTGTGAATTGTAATTATAAGTGCCAGTGGGAATGTGAGATAAGCCCATCTCCACGTTATTTAGCTATTTTATATAAACTAACACCGTTTTACACAGTGTGCCAAAAATATGGCTTCTTCAGATCCTTGTGGTATTTTTAACTCATTTAAACTATCTGGCAATATATAAAAAAATTTAATAAATTTTACAATCAATTTTTTTGTTGATAAAATCTTAAAAATGTTATGAATTTATTATTCATAAAATAAGAGGGGGGAACGGTAGTTCCCCCCCTCAAAAAAGTGAAAGTTATTTTCGCATATTTTTTTAGTAAAAAACCGCAAAACAATGACTACAATTTGGGATTATATTAATTCCGACACAAAACTTATAGATTATCTGCAAACATGTGACAGAACTAGTCTATGTACATATCATAGTCATTTTAATATTACAGTATTACAATGGTTGTTGTGGTATATTGGCTCTGGTATAAGAGCATACACCATAAAGAAAAAAAATAATCTCAGTCGGAAAGACTGGGCTTTTTTGAAAATAGAAGTAATAAAGAGTTCTTTAACAAAAGTTCTCTGGAAAAAGTTGGTTCATACACCGTCAGGTTTCAGTGAAAAATGTTCAACTATTCATTTCTTCACAAGGAATGCATATACTGTTGATAATAGCCATCTAGCAATGATTAATAATTGGCTGGATGAATGTAATGGTCGTTTTAAATATGCACATATAAAAGATGAATATGGATATAAGCCCGGTGAATACGTGAATTTTCACAGGATACGCCAGGAAAAATTCCGCAAATATATAAAGCCCAAAGTGGATAATCTAACAAATATATATCACAAATTAGAGAACCAAATTAAAGCTTTGTGGGAGAATAATAACTTGGATTTCTTTGATTGGCTCAAAGAAATTGCCACGGACCCGCCTGATTTAGGTGATGATGAAGCATATATTGGCACCCCTAAAATAAGAATTAGAATACTAGAAGCCGCAAAGGCGCGTATTGATTCGCATTTACTCCATGATAAATTATTTGGGGAAGATGAATTGAGTAAAATTGAAAAATTAGAGGAAACCAGGGGTCATGGACTCTCACAAATGACGAACCACTTGTGGATTGTAAATATGTATATGATTATATTGAGGAATACAGAAGAAGGCAAATTATTAGCTGAATATATGGCAAAAATTTGATTATGTTTATGTATTAAGTAGGTTTAAATTATTATAAAAAATTGATGGTTATTTTTGTTAAATTTTTAATAAATGTTTCAAAATGAATTTTCAAAAACTGATTGAAGAAGTATGTATGCTTCTAATGCATTTTTCCCCAGAATTTGATGTTAGAAATTTTTTTCAAATTCTTGTCGATGAAATTGGAGAGGAAAATGCCAGGTTGTACGAACAAGCATTTCAATTGCTAACTGGAATTGACCATCAAAATTGGTTGTTTCAGAATCTCATGAGCTTCAGTTCGATGTTTTACGCCAACATTTCTATCTCTTCCTGGCTAAGCATTTCTCAAATTGATGAAAAGTATGGTTTTGGAGAAATCATTGGACCACACTTTGCACATGGAAACCATCCATTAACGAATTCTTACAATATTTTTTTGAAGACATTCGAGTATCCATGTTGTATTCCTGCTGGAAGTAGAACTAAGTGTGAAAATACTTATTTTGGGAGAGATATTCCTATTAATATGACTGGACTTCCATGTATAGAGTACTTTTTTGCAACTACATGTCTTCAATGTAAGAACAACAAGGATAAACGCAGGAATGGATGCAAACATGTTAGACGAGGAGATTTGCGTTATATTCAAGACAGAATCTATCTGATGATTCCGAAAAGTATTAGAAGAAGTCTTTTTCAACTGTTCGCATATCAGTATGCACAACTGTTGTTATCAAGTATGATTCGGAATCAGCCATTTCTGTCTGATTTGCACAATGCATTTATAGCTTTTAGACAAATTCAGCTTCTCAGAAAGATTCATGGTAGAAGACCTTTTCCAGCCTTTAAAAAGTGGACGATGCCAATATTACCAGGAATATTTTTAGAGATGTTCCCAAGATTGCAGAAATTTTTCAAAAGGCTGGAGCTATCGAGCACTGGAAACAAACAAAATGAGTCAATTTTGATTCTAAACGATATTTTAAATCAAACTTCAAGACCAGATAGAAAAAAAGCGATGATAAGTGGTGCAATGTCTTTGCTAATTTCGAAACGGTTAGGAATACCCGAATTCGAAATTAGCAATTACATCACTTCTCTAGTATTCAAACGTGTTTGTTCTGGAATTGCAGCGAAGAATTCAGAGTCATTTTCTAGTGAAAACCAGAAGGAATTTTGCACTGAAATCTTGAGAGTTCTGGAATCATTCAATAATTCAGAAATGAACGACTTACTGATTCGAATTTTTCAAAAAATATCAGTGAATATTCCCGAACCTGCACCTGCACCTGCTTCTTTATTTTCTCAATGAGCTGGTCATTGGATTTCTCTGGCAGAGTATGGTTTGGCTAAATTGGCTGAAATGACTTCAGATAAATCTTAATAATTATTATAAAAAATTGAAATAAATAGATATTAGTGTTCCAAGAACAATATATCAAAATGGCGCGCCTAAATCAGAATATTGTAATCCCGGACAATACCAGGCTCAATAAATCTCACGAATTTGCTGATTCAGAAATTGAATCAATAAAAATTGGGAGATCCGTCGAAATTTCAGGAGATTATGTATTTGCACGTTGCAACAATATTCGAGAATTAGTTATCCCAAGTGAAACTATTTTGTCAGGATATGGCATATTTTATTGTTCAAATGGCTTACAAAATTTGAGAATTAATGACAATGTGCAACTAACTGGGAATTATATATTTCAAGATTGTCAATTATTGGAGTCAATTTTCATCGGCAATTCGATAAATATTGTGGGAAATTCCATGTTTTGTCGTTTGTGTAATCTTCAAAGAATCCAATTCTCACCAAATACTACATTTTCTGGGTATTATCTATTCACAGAATGCGAGTCTATCCAGGAAATTACTATTCCGGACAATTGCACAATAAATGGAGATTTTTTCTTTAGCAAATGCACCGGTCTTTTGCGAATTATTATTGGAAATAATGTTGTTATTCGAGGAAGTAATTGTTTTTATAGATGCTCAAATATCCAATCAATTACGATCGGCGACAATGTCACCATTTCCGGGCTGAATTTTCTAGAAGGTTGTTTTGCGAATCAAAATGTAGATGTGACAATTGGTCTGAATTATGTAGGATATCCGATTCATATTCCTATGCCAATACTTCATGTCAGTAAATTCGCGGATGTCAAAAGTGATTTACGCTTTGAGGCGAAAAAATGTGCGATTTCAATGGAAAATTTTGAGGATGAATCTGATGTCATTGTTTTAATATGCGGACATGTTTTCTTATTGCAGCCATTACAAAAATGGATTGAAATACAAAAAATTTGCCCGACTTGCAAACATGGAATATGAAAATATTTTCTTTATTATATTATAAAAATGTCTTTGAATCTGACAAACAACTTCCCTGCGCGAACTACTCCGGGTGTCTTTACAGGCGGGTCCGGCAATGCTAACAACAATGGATGGAGTGGACAAGGTCACATAGGCTTTGGAAATAACAATGGCTATGGAGCAATACATGTCGGACGTGATGCTGGCTGGAATGGTAGTGGATCCAATAGTATAGGAATTAGTGGTGGATTCCGATTCTAATGCAAAAAATTGAAATAAATATATTTTAGTATTCTAGGAATACTAAAATGGCGCTCCTAAATCAGAATCTATTTATCCCAGATAACACAAAAATTAATGAAAATCTATATTACCATGAATCATTTATTGAATCTGTGCAATTTGGACAATCAATTGAAATTTCTGGAGATTATATATTTACACGTTGCCACGAAATAAAAAATCTGGAAATTCCCAATGGAACCATTATATCTGGAGATGGAACATTTAATTATTCCAATGGATTACAAAGTTTGACAATTGGTGACAATGTGAGCCTACTTGGAAATTTTATATTAAAGAGTTGCCCAAATTTGGAATCACTTTCGATAGGACATTCAACGACTATTATAGGTAATATTATCTTTGCTGATTTAAGTAGTCTTCAAAGACTCCAATTTTCGCCCAAAATAACATTTTCTGGGAGTTATCTTTTTGCAGAATGCGATATGATACGAGAAGTAATAATCCCGGATAATTGTAGAATAAGTGGAAAATTTTTCTTCCAATATTGCAAAGCACTAGAACGCATTGTTATTGGAAATAATGTCGAAATACAAGGAAGCAATTGTTTTTATGAGTGCTCTGGCGTTAGAAGCATAACAATCGGTGACAATGTCACTATTTCTGGGCTGAAATTTATGGAAGGCTGTTTTGTGAATCAAAATGTAGAGCTAATAATCGGACAAAATTATGTGGGATATCCAATTCATATTCCTATGCCAATACTTCATGTCAATAGATTTGCGGATATCAAAAGCGATTTACACTTTGAGGCGAAAAAATGTGCAATTTCAATGGAAAAATTTGATAATGATTCAGATGTGGTTGTGTTATCATGTGGACATGTTTTTTTATTGGAACCTTTGCAGAAATGGATTGAAATACAAAAAATTTGCCCGACTTGCAAAAATAGAATATGAAAAAGTGATTAAAAATATTATTATTTTTTATAAAATAAAAGATGTCATTAGACGAAGAAAATATTACAATTTTTCAAAATACATGTATGCTAAATTATCAAAATTTGGTTAATGTTGATTTTAGTAATTTTACACAATTAGTAAAATTTACCAAAAATTCATTTGAAAATGCATGGTCATTACAAAATATTATTTTTCCTTCAAATATAAATATAATTGATGGATTCAAAAATTGTTCTAATCTTGTATCACTTGATTTTTCAAATTGTTTATATTTAGAAAAATTTGAAAAACATTCATTTGAATATGGATTGTTACTTCGAGAAATTATTTTTCCTCCAAATATTAAAGTTATTAAAGGATTTAAAAATTGTACAAGTCTTGTTTCACTTAATTTTTCCAATTGTTTGCATTTAGAAAAATTTGACAGGTATGCATTTTCAAATGCGATATCACTTCAAGAAATTATTTTCCCATCAAATCTAAAAATTATTGATGGATTTTATTTTTGCACAAGTCTTGTATCCCTGGATTTTTCTAATTATTATCAATTAGAACAATTAAATGGATTTTATATGAATTTATCACTTCGAAATATTATTTTTCCACCAAATGTTAAAATGATTTTAGGATTCAATTATTGTACAAGTCTTGTCTCATTAGATTTTTCTAATTGTTTAAAATTGGAAAATTTTACTTATTCTGCATTTGAAAATGCATGGTCACTCCAAGAAATTATTTTTCCATTAAATGTTAAAACAATTGATGGATTTATGTATTGCACTGGAATTACCTTTTTAAATTTATCAAAATACTTGGAATTAGAAAATATTTTACATCAATCATTTTTCAAAGCATCATTACTTCGAGAAATTATTTTTCCACCAAATCTTAAAATAATTTGTGGATTTAATGAGTGTGTGAGTCTTAATGGTTTAAATTTTTCAAAATGTAATCAATTAGAAATATTGGATGGATTTTTCATGAATTTATCACTTCGAAGCATTATTTTTCCACAAAATATTAAAACAATTGGAGGATTTAATAATTCTACAAATCTTGTAGAACTTAATTTTTTACATTGTTTTCAATTAGAAAAATTTGAGCAAAATGCATTTTTAGATGCATGGTCACTTCAAAATATTCAATTTCCACCGAATGTTAAAATAATAGGAGGATTTTATAGTTGCACAAATCTTGTTTCTCTTAATATTTCCAATTGTAATCAATTAGAAATATTAGAGTATAATCTATTTGAAAATGCATGGTCACTTCAAGATATTCGATTTCCATCAAATCTTAAAATGATTAATAATAGCGCATTTCAAAATTGTTCTAGTCTTATATCAATTCAAATTCCAGCATCTGTTGAAATAATTGAAGAAAATGCATTTAAAGAATGTTTAGAATTAGAACAAGTTATTTTTGAAGGACCCACTATATTAGCTGAAGGTGCATTTGATAATTGTCCAAGATTAGTTAGAAAAATTTATCTACAAAACAGATATGTAGATTGTGTGTTTGGAAAATATTCTGAATTAAAAGAAAGTCTCAAATTTGAAAAAACTGAATGTGGCATCTCATTGCAAGAATTTAAAGATGATTCTAATATTATTATTTTACAATGCGGACATGCTTTTTTAGAAGAATCATTAAAAGAATGGACAAAAAAAAATTGGATTTGCCCAGCTTGCAAACAAAGAATTTAAAAATTGATTTAAAAAAATTAATATTATTATAAAATTAAAATATGTCTATACAAGAAGTATCTGAAAGACCCATTTCAAAAAATATTAAAGTATTTCGAAATGATTGTTTATTAAATTACCAAATAATTACTGAAATAGATTTCAGTGATTTCAAGGAATTAGTGAAATTTGATGAACAATCATTTGAAAATGCATTTTTACTCAGAAATATTATTTTTCCACCGAATATTGAAGTAATAAAAGGATTCAATAATTGCACAAGTCTCATCTCTCTAGATTTTTCCAATTGCGATCGATTACAAAAAATCGGGGATACATCATTTTCAAATACATGGTCACTTGAGCAAATAATCTTTCCACCGAATATTCAAATAATTGGAGGATTTACATATTGCACAAGCCTTGTTTCTTTGGATTTTTCAAATTGCGAAAAATTAAAACAATTCGACAATACTTCATTTTTTAATGCATGGTCACTTGAAGAGATTATTTTTCCACCAAATATTAAGTCAATTGGTGAATTCAAAGAATTTGCCAATTGCACAAGGCTTGTCTCTCTTGATTTCTCCAATTGTTTGAAATTACAAAGATTTGGCGATATTGCATTTTTCCAAGCATGGTCACTTGAGCAAATAATATTTCCACCGAATATTAAAATTATTGAAGGATTTAACTATTGCACAAATCTGGTTTCTTTAGATTTTTCGGATTCTTTGATATTGGAAAATTTTACTTCCCATGCATTTTACAATGCATGGTCACTTCGCGACATTACTTTCCCGCCAAATGTTAAAATAATTGGAGAATTCAACAATTGCACAAGTCTTGTTACCCTAGATTTTTCAAATTGCGAACAATTGCAAAAATTCGAAAGATTTGCATTTAATCGCGCATGGTCACTTGAGCAAATAATCTTTCCTCCAAACGTCAAAATAATTGGAGGATTTCGGGAGTGCACAAAGCTAGTTTCTTTACAATTATCAAATTGCTTGCAACTTGAAAAAATTTATGAAAATGCATTTGAATCCAATATTTCTCTTATGGATATTCAATTTCCCCCAAATCTTAGAATTATTAATAGCTATGCATTTCAAAAATGCAAAAGTTTAAGATCAATTCAAATTCCGGGCTTAGTGGTAAGTATTAGAGAACATGCGTTTAGAAATTGCGTGAAATTAGAAGAATTTATTATCGAAGGACCAACTATGTTAGCTGAAGGTGCATTTGAGAATTGCCCAAGATTAGTCAGAAGGGTCTATCTACAAACTAGATTTATGGATTGCGTATATGGCAAATATTGCGAACTACAAAGTAGTCTGAAATTTGAAAAAGTCGAATGTGGCATTTCATTGGAAGAATTCGAAGATGACTCCAATATTGTTATTCTGCGATGCGGACATGCTTTTCTTGAAGAATCATTCCATGAATGGACTAAAAGGCAGCGGATTTGTCCGGCTTGCAAAAAAAGAATTTAAGTAAATTCTGAAAAAATTGATTATAATTAAAATTAACTTATATACTAATGACAAAAAAATGACAAAGGCTATTAATAATCTTGAACTTCTTCCGAAAAATATAAAAGAGACACCCTCAAAATCATTCCAAAATTTGCCTAGTCTTGTGAATTTTGATTTATCAGGATTCCCAGAACTTACAACAATTGGATATGATAATTTTATTAATCTTTATTCAATGCAGGAATTATGCCTTCCTCCAAATATCGAAGAAATCAAGTCTGGTTCATTCAATAATTGCACGAGCCTTATGAGATTGGATTTATCAGATTATGACCAACTGGAAATAATAAGTTTTGACTGTTTTACACGGCTATGGTCATTAACGGAACTCAATTTGGGTTGCAATATCAAAGAAATTCGGTCTGGTTCATTTTGCAATTGCACTAGCCTTGTAAGATTAGATTTATGCGAGAATTTAGAGAATATCAGTTTTGATATTTTTAAAAATTCTTGGTCCTTGCGAGAAATCATTTTCCCACAAAACTCAAAAATTCAATCAATAAAATCTGGTGCATTCTATAATTGCACAAGTCTTACAAGATTAGATTTATCCAATTGCCAACAACTTGATGAAATCAGCTTTGACATTTTTGTGAATGCATGGTCACTCCAAGAAATTATTTTTGGACCAAATATTACTAAAATCAAATCTGGATCATTCCGTAATTGCACAAGTCTTACTAGACTTAGAATTCCTGCATCTGTAGAAGAAATATCATGGAATACATTTGAAGGCTGCATCCAATTAGTGGAAGTTATATTCGAAGGTGACACAAAAGTTGATCCAGATGCATTCCAGAATTGCCCCAGATTGGCAAATAGAGTATTTCCAAGAAAGAAGATCCCAGGATGTCATTATGGAAAGTATTCTGAGCTGAAAGGAATGCTCCAATTTGAACAAGGTCAAAGTGGCGCCGCTTGTGGGATTTCTTTTGATGAATTTCAAGATGATTCAGACATTGTTGTTTTACCTTGTGGGCATGCTTACATGGAAGAATCATTCCATGAATGGATTTTAAGACGGAAAATATGTCCCACTTGTAAAGCTGCATTATAGAAAAATTGATTAAAAATAGATTATAAGTTTGTTATAAACATTAAAATGCAGAAATACATTGAAGAAAAATTTTTAAAAAAACACCAGGTCATTACAATGGACCTACTTGGATGGGTTGAAAAGCCAGACCTTTTAAGACTTATTACAATTGAGCCTTCACACTTTTCTTATGGATTTGAACAAACAATTACAAAAATTGATTTTGGGGAATTCTCATCTTGCTACAATCTTGTTTCATTAGATTTGTCAAGCTTGTGCAATTTGAAAGAAATAGAAAGTTGCGCTTTTCGAAATTCTTGGTCACTTCAGGAAATAAAATTCCCACCAAATTTGGAAAAAATATCATCTGGTTCATTTACAGATTGTTTGAAGCTTGTAAAATTGGATTTGTCACATTTATTGAAAATGTCAATGATTGAATGTGACCTATTCAAGAATTTTTGGGCACTACAGGAAATTTCTTTTCCCCCAAATATCCGAAAAATTGAAACTCGCTCTTTCACACATTGCACAAGTCTTGTCAGATTGGATTTATCCAATTGTGAGCAATTAGAGGTAATTGGGTATGATTCATTTGTCAGTGTTTGGACACTTCAAGACATCATTTTCCCACAGAATTTGAGGAAAATTGCATCTGGGGCTTTTTTGAATTGCACCAGTCTGACAAGACTTGATTTCTCACATTGTGCTCAATTTGAGGAATTTGGGAATAATGTATTTACGGATGCATTTTCTCTGCAAGAAGTGATTTTACCACCAACTTTGCAAAAGATTAAACACCATGCATTCCGCAATTGCACAAGTCTTACTCGACTGAGGATCCCGGCATCTGTTAATAAAATAGAAGAAGACGCATTTTCAGGTTGCACAAACTTAGAGAAAGTTATTTTTGAGAATATTGATGAAATTGAAATACATGAGCGTGCATTTCAAAATTGTCCAAAATTGGCAAGGAGATACCCAGGTTTTCGCTATGGGAAGTATTCTGAGCTAAAAGGAATACTCAAATTTGAGCAAGGTTCTGAAGGCGGCACTTGTGGGATTTCATTGGAAGAATTCCAAGAAGATTCAGACATTGTTATTTTACCATGTGGGCACGCCTACTTAGAAGAAGCATTCAATATGTGGATTTTAAGGCAGAAAATTTGCCCGACTTGCAAAGTTGCATTGTAAAAAAATTGATGGTAAAAATATTTATAATTACTTAGAAGGTAGTTTATTTCATTTAAAATGGTTTTTATAGATCCACGTTTTTTAATGTTGATGACTGATTGGGGGATGATTCGAAAAAATTCTGCAGTAAAACAGAGATTCCGTCATCATTCGCATCAGGCGAAACCATTTGATGCAGCGTTGTGTATTGTTTCTTTTACGAGACGAAAAATGATGTGTTCAACAGGGCTGCAATCTTTTGTGATGTGGGCGCTTGTTGGAGACAATATTCGTCTTCATCAAATTCTCTCAAGAAGAGTTTGTCATCGGCGAACCCTTATGCATTTAGAAATGGAACCGATGGGTTTTGATTTTTTCTCAATACTCAGAACGTTTCACATAATTCATCCGGACCGTTTTTTGACGGATAAAAATGAGATTGGAACAATCGCATGGGCTCTCTACTTTGGTAGAATGTTGAATTGCGTATCCATGCCAATTAATCACGAACATGCAAGAGTTTTTGCAGAATATGGCTACCTGCTTCGTGACGAATTGTCATCTCTTGTTCTTGCAATGATTGACCCCCAAAAGTCATTTCAGATATTTAGCGAGCTCCGTGACCGGTCAGATTATTGGCATATAGCATGGGCTAATGCTGTTGTCAAAGAAGGTTTTAAAGTTCCAACGAATATTGAAATCTTTGAGAAGTTAAGAGTTATTTACCGGAAATTCAAACTTCTTGCAACAAACGGTACTGTTACTGATGGGTTATTAGAAGAAACATTATGGACAGTTGGCGCTTTTTATATGGATGCCATTTGCACTTTGAGTATGATCACTGGGAAAAAAGTGATAGGGTTCATCAAAAAGTATTTTAATACGAAGATGGCACTAAAACTTCTCAATACATTTTCCAAACATTCTTTCCCTGTCAAAAGTTTGGCGTTCTTTAAAGCAAATGGTGTTACAGTACCGTTTATTAGCTTGGGTTACGGAAGTGCTACAAACTCTTCGAATTTGACAATTCGTTCGATTGGAAACAAAACACTTGAGCTCTCAACCGAAGTTCAAGGACAGAAGGTTATTCTAGCAAATTCTCTGCCAAACGATTTTCATGCTCTTTATGGTTCAGTATTCTTCATTAAAATGATTTCAAATGTATGTGTTGCAACTCAAATATGCAATGAAATCAAATTTTGGGGAATCAAGTGTTGCAGGCATAAAATAATCTTGCTTGCCACACTTGATCTGTCAAGATTTTTTGGACCACATGTGGCAATTAACTTCTTCCAGTTGTTTAAAAGACAAATCATTTTGTGGATTGATGCATCTCAACTGGTTGTAATTCCATTCAGTATTTCTGAAAATGGTTTTTTTCTTGGAAAGCCACGTACTTTCCCATTAACTTATTTTGATGGAGTAAAGAAAGTGGATGAATCAGAAACCAAATTTACGGTTTATTACACAGTGCTTGAAGGGTCGTATATAAAAACATGTACACGTATTCTCAATTGCACTGGTGAAGAACCAACTTTGTTGAAAGATGCATAAAAAATTTAATAAAATTATAATTTTTATACAATATTCTTGAAAACATATTAAATCTATTTTCATTACACCAACCGAAAAGAAAAATGAGAAATAAAAATGGCTTAAAGAAAATAATATTATATATATTAGTGGAGAAGAACAGATAAAAAGACTACATCTTTTTATCTCTTTAATCATAAAAACGTAGTTTTTATGACTGAACCTATATTTATTACTAAGCCTTTTCTTGCATTAGGGGTAATATTTTTAGTGGCATA